GTATGGAGAAAGTTTAGATACAATAGGAACCCATTACAATAATTATTTTATTGAAATCGTAGCCGAAACTGACTTTTACACAAACAAGTTTTATACTGAAAAAACTGTAAAGAATTTTTATTTGGGCAAACCATTTTTATTATGGTCCGGACCAAATAGCCTGGCAAAATTGCAGGCAGAAGGATTTAAAACTTTTCATCCATTTATTGACGAATCGTACGATAACATTGCCAATGTCAAAGATCGATTTGAAGCTGTGTTAAAAGAAATAGATAGGTTGGCCCGAATGCCAATAGATGAATTAGCCAATATACATTCGGCTTTGCGTGACACTTTTGAATATAATAGAAAATTTTTTGTAGAAACTTTGTTGACACGCTAAATACAAATGTTATACAATTGCACGGTGCAGTTGTATATCTAGGCACAAACATTATGGCATTTTATAAGGAGAAACATTATGGCCACATCACTAGCAGAAATTCGCGCTAAACTACAAGCGCAAGAAAACCGTTCATCGGGCGGTCAATCACAAGGCGACAACGCCATCTATGCACACTGGAACATTCCAGAAGGCTCAAGTGCAAAAATACGATTCCTACCAGACGCAAACACAAACAACTCATTCTTTTGGGTTGAGCGACTGATGATTCGCTTGCCGTTTGCAGGCATCAAAGGACAAGCAGATAGCAAGCCGGTTGTTGTACAAGTACCCTGTGTAGAAATGTATGGCGACGCATGTCCTATTCTAGCTGAGGTACGCACTTGGTTCAAAGACCCTGGGCTAGAAGAAATGGGTCGCAAGTATTGGAAGAAGAAGTCATACCTGTTCCAAGGTTTTGTAAGAGAGAATCCACTAGCGGACGATAAAACATCAGAGAATCCTATTCGTAGATTCGTTATTAGTCCCCAGATTTTTAATTTGATCAAGGCTGCACTAATGGACCCAGAACTAGAAAGCATGCCTACTGATTACACCGCTGGATTAGATTTTACTGTTACCAAAACCTCAAAAGGTGGATATGCAGACTATTCAACTAGTAAATGGAGTCGTAAAGAAACTGCACTGACTGCACAAGAACAAGCGGCCATTGACAGTTTTGGTCTTTACAATCTAACTGACTTTTTGCCCAAGCGTCCAGGTGAAGTCGAACTAAAGGTTCTCAAAGAAATGTTTGAAGCGTCGGTTGATGGTCAAGCATACGATCCAGATCGTTGGAGCCAATACTACAAGCCTAGCGGCTTCCAAGGTCGAGGTGGTGATGATGCAGCAGAATCCGCAACACCAGCACCAGTAACAAAAGCTGCACCTGCCCCAGTCCAATCGGCTGCACCGTTTGATGCAGATGAAGAGGACGATGCACCAGTAGCAACTGCACCTGTGCAAGCTGCTGCTACCAAACCATCAAGTCAGCGAGCCGAGGACATTCTAGCAATGATCCGTAATCGCAGTAAGCAATAAAAACAAGGGGGTAACCCCTTGTTTTTTTCTTATAAAAAAATAATATCAAGGAATCTAATTATGGCTAAACCATTTGACGTATCAAAATTTCGTAAAAGCATTACAAAAAGTATTGACGGTATCTCCGTTGGATTTAACGACCCAACAGACTGGATCTCCACAAACAATTACGCTCTTAACTATCTTATTAGCGGGGATTTTAATAAGGGTATTCCAATGGGTAAGGTTACTGTATTTGCTGGAGAGTCTGGTGCGGGTAAAAGCTTTATCTGCTCAGGAAATCTTGTCAAAAACGCTCAAGAACAAGGTATATATGTTATTCTTATCGATACTGAAAACGCACTCGACGAAGCCTGGCTTCACGCACTTGGTGTCGATACTAATGAAAACAAGCTTCTCAAACTCAATATGGCTATGATTGACGATGTAGCTAAAATGATTACAGAGTTCGTTAAAGAGTACAAAACATTACCCGAAGACCAACGCCCCAAAGTCTTAATCGTGTTAGACAGTCTAGGTATGTTGTTAACACCAACCGATGTCAATCAGTTCGAAGCAGGTGATCTAAAAGGCGACATGGGTCGTAAGCCCAAAGCATTAACCGCATTGGTTCGCAACTGTGTTAACATGTTCGGTAGCTTGAACATCGGTTTAGTTGCTACTAACCATACATACGCAAGCCAAGACATGTTTGATCCAGATGACAAGATCTCGGGCGGACAAGGATTTATCTATGCAAGCTCGATCGTTGTTGCTATGCGTAAACTCAAACTCAAAGAAGATGAAGATGGCAACAAGATTTCAGAAGTAAAGGGCATTCGTGCAGCATGTAAGATTATGAAAACACGCTATGCCAAACCGTTTGAAAGTGTGCAGGTCAAGATTCCGTATGAGTCTGGCATGAATCCGTATTCGGGACTGGTTGATATGTTCGAAGGCAAAGGTTTGTTGCAGAAAGAAGGCAACAGTCTTAAATACACGCTAGCAGACGGTACAGTTATCAAACAGTTCCGTAAAGCATGGGAACGCAATGATGATGGTAGTTTGGATCGTGTAATGAAAGACTTTACTGCCAACCCACATAAAGATACCGCTGCTGTTCAACCAGAAGAGGAAACTGTCGAATGAGCATTGATGTTGAAGTCTTAATCGAATCTTATATTACGCTTAAAGAATACATTCCTGCCAAAGAACGGCAAGCCGCTGCCGACAACTTGGTCAGTCTGCTAGTAGATAATCTGAGCGATAAAGAATTAAGGGAATTTGGTGGCACTGATAGTTATACAAAACGTGCCATTGAGGAATATATCGACGACGAAGACGAAGAAATTGATTACGAAGACTGATGTGGTATAATCGTGTTGTTGCAGATCTGGGAGAAATTCCGGCCTTCATCAATTATTATGAAGGTGAACTCGTACAGGCAAAAACAGAAACATCTATACGAGGTAATGTTGAAAAGTCCGCTGCGAATTTACCGGGTATTACAGAGCACAGATTTAACCAGCTACAGGAGATCGAAGCTGTACTTCAATATCTTAACATACAACTTCGCAAGATTAGACGACGGCATTTTCAAAAGTACTTGGAATCTTATGCCCGAGCTCTTACCAGTCGCGACGCTGAGAAATATACAGATGGCGAGGACGAAGTCATTGACTTTGAGACTATCATTAACGAAGTTGCTTTGCTTAGAAACAAATGGCTTGGAGTTATGAAAGGACTGGAAAGTAAAAACTTTATGCTTGGCCATGTGGTAAGATTAAGAACAGCCGGCATGGAAGATATTGCGGTATAATGGATTACAAAGAATACGCAAACAACATTTTACGAGAATGGGCACTTTGCTCCGGTGCCCGACCCAAAAACAATGCTGTTGATATTCAAATTGAAAAAGACACTTGCGGTCGTTGGGCTGTCAATTTGATTCACAATCTCAATTGGGGTTCAGAAACTGAAATAGCAGAAGCATGCCACCAGCTTGAATCCAGATTAAAGCCACTTAAAGAAAAAATTGTTATTGAGGTATTGCAAAATGGGACTGTTTAAGAACGCCGAAGAAAGTTTCCAGCATAGCAAACCAATACGTGACCTGTTGTATCAATATGATAGCTTTTTGGACAGTTTAGAAGTTGTTGCCGATTACGGATGCGGCGCCGGACTTGATATTGAGTGGTGGGCCACACTTGAAACTAGAGACGATCCGCCAGAACCAAGAAATTATCTATGTTATGCTGTTGATAAAAACACAAAACAGATTGAACCAAGAATACGAGATCTTGCAAACGTTAAAATTTTACAAGCTGATGTAGAAACGGAATCTCCGGTGCCTCGCATGATAGATTTATTATGGTGCAGAGATACATTTCAGTACTTGACAAATCCACTTAACACTTTGCGTATGTGGAATGAGAACATGAGTGTAAACGGCATGCTCATACTGTCTATTCCACAGAGCGTACACTACGAACACAATAGACTAAACCATTTAAGCCATAACGGTAATTATTTCAATCATAACGTAGTTAACTTGATGTACATGTTGGCGGTAAATGGATTTGATTGTAGAGATGCTTATTTTTACAAAGATATCAACGACATGTGGCTGCATGCCGCTGTTTACAAAAGTGATGTACAACCCATGAATCCCAAAA